ATTTTGAAGCCGTTCTGTCGTTGCAGCTCTAGCTCCGCTGTAACGCGATGCTCAAGGTCTATAACGTCTTGGCTGAAGCGTTCTTTAGCCAACGCAGCTAGCAGCTTCTTATAAACCTTCGTTGTCAGTTCTACGTCACGCTTGCAGTAAGTAATCATTTCCTCACACAAGCCGCCGTCGTAGTCTGTAAAGTCGTCCTTGGGATACTTCAGCCTTTCACCCCAAGAGCGCAAGCTGTGTCCTCCTGCCTGTGCAGGGTTGTAGAGGCGAGAAAGAACCATAGCGTCAACGTGCTTCTTGCCTGTGAAGTCCATACTCCACAGCCTCTCCATCACTGGCACGTCAAAGCCTAGTCCGTTGTACGTCACTATGCCGTCGTGTTCGTCCACAAGAGCCTGCAGCGTCTTCGCTTCAGTGTGTACAGTGACTTCGCCTGTATCGACATCCTCGGCACAGGCGCACCATATCACTGTTTGCTTCATATCTGTTTCAATGTCGATTGTTAGCATTACTAATCCGTATCAAAGTCTAAAATGTCTAAGCCTAAGTCGTGTACAGTTTTTAGGTCTAAGCGTTCTTGCAGCGCTAAGTCGCCTGTACCGCCCTGAATACACTCCACACACTCGTTGACGTAAGCGCCTGTAGTGGCGTCCTTCAACGTGGCTTCGTAGTCCGTCAGTATTGCATCACACGCTAAGCATTTCATGCCTCTACCTCCTCAGAAGAAGACCACACTATTTTTCCTGCCTCGTCCACGCGCTGATAAACAACAAAGGAAGTTTTTTCTAGTTCAATTAAGTAATCAAGCCTTTTCATTAGTTTGTTATGTAAACGTCCATTTCCTTGTGTGTGTTGGTATTCGTGCCTAAGCTCCTTGCAAGTATGTTCTAAAGCTCTTTGTATTCTATCTTGGTAATTCATAACAGTTCCTCCAATGTACTCTCAACCATCCTACCAGTAGTGCTGTCAAAGTAAAGGTCTGCACAGCGTCCAGTCTCGCCGCTGAAGCGGTTCTTCAGTACACGCACAGCCGTTGTGTTACGCACGACAATGTCGTCAGCCTGTCCGTCACGCTCAAGCCCTAGCACAATGTCGCTCAGCTGTGCTATTGATGCACTGCCGCGAAGCTGTGACAGAGACGTTGCAGCGCCTTCCTCGTGTCCTTTGTTGTCCGGCCTGCGTAGATGACTAACAACAAACAAGGCAATGCCTGTCTCCTGCACAAGCATCCGCAGCTTGGTCATTATCTCGTCTAACGCCTTACGCTCATCAAGATTAGACTGCGCCGACACAACAATAGAGACGTGGTCTAGAAAGACATAGCGACAGTCTAGCGCCTTAGCCATGTAACGCACACGCCCGACAATGTTGTCAACGTCTGTGCTGCCGAAGTGGTCAAGCAAGTAAAGCCGTTCGTCAGCTAACGTCGCGTCAAAGGCTTCTTTGCGTTCCTCTTCAGTGCTTACAGTCGTGGGCAGGTGCAGCTGCTTATTCGCCGCCAGTGACATGATCGACAAGGCTGTCTTGCGTATGCTCTCCTCAAGAAACAACAAGCCGATGTTGTAGGCTGTCTGCTGCAGCGTTGACCACACCACCTCACGCAAGAACTGAGACTTACCCAGTCCGCTGCCTGCAGTGACAGTGACAAGCTCTGCAGGGCGTATACCGTAGGTCAAGGCGTTAATACCCTTAAACGGATACACCACCTCTGCAGTCTCCATTGGTGTGTTGACTTCGTCCCACAGAGACGCAGCGTTGACAATGCCGTCAGGGACGTACTTCTCAGCCTTCCAGAAAGCAGCGTTAAACAGAGCAATCTTGCTGTCAGCTAGGTAGTCGCAGGCATCTTTGTAGCCGTCAAGGTGCTTAACGATCTTGGCCTTGCCGCCAAACAGCTGTCCCACTTCGTCAGCCGCCTTTGTGCCTTGCTCGTCAGCGTCAAAGCAAATGACAATGGTGTCGAAGCTGTCTAGCCATTCGTAAGAGGCTTTGCAGTCCTTCAGAGCGCTGCTTGCGCCGTTCTTGATGCTTACGACAGGGTACTTGCTGCCCATCATCTGATAAGCCGCTAGAGCGTCATATTCGCCCTCTGTCAACGTGACGTATCTGCCGCCCTTGGGAAACAACTGCTGACCGAACAGACCGCCCTTGCTCCAATCGCCGCTAGTTTGGAAACGCTTATCAGGGTAGCGCACCTTTGCCGCCACTGGTGAATTAGGCTCTGTAGGCTCAAAGTAGGGGTATATAACCTGCCCAGACTTCAGCACCACGCCATAGCTCTTCATCGTGGCCGCGCTCAGACCTCTCTCAGGGACGCCAGAGAACGTCTCAGTCGCTAGAGCTGCCAAGGTAGCCTCAAAGCCTTCAAAGCCCGTCAGCGGCTTCTGTGGGACTCTCACGGCTACTCCTGCGGCTACTTCGTCTGCTACGTCGTAAGCAAAGGTGAATTTTCTACACGAATAGCAGAAAGTCGAGTCGTCTGCGTTGATTGCTAACGCATCAGAGCTGCCACAGTCAGGGCAGGGCAAATGCGTCTGTTTATAATCAGGCATAGAAGTCGTCCTCATCGTGGTAGCGAGACTCTAGCAGCTGAATGACAATGAAGGGCAAGAGCAGCTCAAAGCCGCCGATGTCAAACTTGATCTGCTCGCCGCTCTCTGTCATTCCTATGGCTGTCTGCGTCTCTACAATGCCAAAGTAGAAGCCAAAGCCGTTATTAAAGGCGATTGCCCAGTTCCATTCTGTCATTTGTCTTGCTCCTTATAGTTTCACTTATGCGCTTTAAAGCACGTTATAGTTTCACTTTTCGCGCGTTTGTGATGTTTTGAAGCGCTGAATAGGCGCGTTCGGCGTTTGGGATTTGCTGCAACCCTGCAGCCCACAGGCAGTGTAGCCAATAAAAGTCTCTAAGGCAATCATCGCAAATAATCCCTCTAGTCTTAACGTCGCCTAAGCAACGCTCGCAACGCAATACGCTCATTTGTGCGCCTCCTTTGGCGGTGTCCAGTGTCTGACGGTAAAGGCGTTCAAGGCTTCGCCGTTGTCAACGTGCCATTGTCTGTGATGACTGCGACAAAGCCAACGCACCTCTAAAGGCTTGGCGTAGTCATCGTGGTGTGCGTCTGCCTTCTCAGCTCCGCACTCTTCGCAAGGCTGTCTAGTTATTTTGCCTTTCTTTATAGCATAGTTTGCAGCACTCGCTGCCTTTGTTTTGTTTTTTGAGTAACGGCTATCCCGTTCTTTGTAGCGCTGTTTGTTCTTTTGATAGTATTTTCTGTCAGTCTGTGCGTAAAGCTCTGCGTTTTCTTGCCTGTTTTTTCTGTTAACCTGTCTCTGGCACGGTTTGCAGCTAGCCTGTCTTCCGTGTTTAGCTTCAGCTCTTACATAGAAATCTTCTTTGCTTTTGACCTCTTTACAGATGTAGCACCTGCGCTTGTCTGTCTTCTCTAGCATTTCAAGTTGTTGCATCTTGTCACCTCTTCATCTATTCAGTCTGTTAAATCCGTGCTATTCTCCTGATGTCTCCCCCGCCGCTGCAGTCCCTGTGTAGCGCCTAGGTGCTTTACTACCCAGTTGAGACGATGCAGCAGGTCATCTACTTTAGCGCTCTGCTTGCGTAGCTCATGCAGCTCTAGCGGCCAATGATCAATGTCATACATCACACGACACACACAGGCGCTCTCTTTAACCTTCAGAGTAATGCAGCCGTTACAGTAGAGTCCCATACTAACCAACCTCGTCAATATAGCGTTCCCAGTCGTCTACGATCTGATCGTGACAACACTTGAAGCCATACTCCAAAGCCATGTTGGCAACAAGCCTGCCTAGCTCTGCGTGCTTGTTATCCACTAGAGCCGCTGCTATGGCGTCCTCTAGCTTGTTTGCCTGCTCTGCCTCAGTTGGCAACGCATCAGGGCCTAAAGCCTCCCACAGCAGCGCTCTGTCGTGATAGAGCCTGTGCCGTGCTTCGTCTAACGTTGCTTGCTCTAGCACGTCTAAGTCGTGGTCTTCTAAGTAAGTTAAGCCGTCTTCTTTGTACATAGTCAATCACCTGTATTAGTTAAGTTAAGCAACAAGCAAAGGCCAAGCAAACAGCAGCGCCAAAGCCAAGCCAGTGCCTACAATATACGCAATCTCTTTAACAATGTAAAACATAGCGTAGCGCTCCTATAGTAAGTGTTTGAGCTGCACAGCAGCCTCGTGCGTTGGTGTGACAATCTCTAGCACGTCACGCAGGCTCTGAGCTTCATCAGCTCCGCAGACGCCGTAGCGATTGTTTACGTAGATTATAGCCTGCCTTGTGGCGTATGTCTCAGCACACCACACAGCCTCCTCGATCGCGTGTTCTATGTCGTCAAACTCAATGACCATAATGAATGTCTTCCTTTGCTATCTTATACAGCTGCTCACCGTAGACGCCTAGAATGCTGACTAGGCGCTCGATGTCTAACAGTTGCAGCTGCGTTGGTTTCTTTAGCTTCAGCAGCCTTGCTAGCTCTCTAGCCTGCTGTGTCTCGTAGGCGCTCACAGAACGTGCTCCTGCGCCTTTATCTCAAAAGTAAAGCCTAGCTCCCGAGCCTTGGCGAGCTGCTCCTTGGTAAAGGTTTTAGAGCCTAGCAGCGCCGCCAGTGAATAGGCTACGTCATTGGCAGGATATACTCGGTCTTGTCCGTAGATTGTCTTGATTGTAACTAATGCGTGCGTGTTCATTGTTGTTGCTCCTTTGTTGGGTATTATTCTAAACCTTCTCTTGCTATTCCTAGCAGCTTTACTAAATTCTCTGCAATTCCGTAACAATCAACAGCAAGCATCTCAGGAATTAGCTCTTTTTCGACGTAGTCTAGGTATTCTTTGTCGGTCATTCGTTGGTCTGACATTGTTGTAACTCCTCTTTAGTTATAACCCAATGCCGCCATGCCTAGCAAGAACGCGACTACCATCAGTGCTGCGCCGCTCGCCATAATCTCCACAGCCTCGCGCTCTCTGTAATGGCTGCGGCGTCGCCTGTTCTTGAGTGACAGCAGTATGCCGCTAACGAATGCTGTGTGGCCAATCAGCGCTATTGCGCCTGCTGTGATAAATAAGACTGTGTTCATTTGTCTTGCTCCTTAGTCGTTTTCTAGTTCTGCGTATGCTTCGTGACAAGCGCCTAGCAGCGTTGCATAAGCCAACTGCGTTGCGTGGTTTGCGAACGAGTCAAACTTCTCATAGCCGATGTCGTCTAGGTAATCCTCGCCCTCATTAGTGTCACACTCAGCACAGAGGATGATTGCTTTATAGGTGTGGATGACCCACTCGTGACCGTCGCACATCTGGTTTAGCATCTCACCTGCGTCTGTGCCGTATTCTTTCTGCTCAAGCATTGCCGCAGCTGCTATCTCTTTCGCTTCTTGTCGTAGGATGTAGTCGTTGATTCTAAAGCCTGTCATGGTTGTTGCTCCTTAGTTAGTGTTGCGCCTCTTGCGAGGCGCTGTAGTTGTTTAAGCGTTAACTATATCAAATATTGCATTACATTCTTTGTTGTCGTAGCAGTCGCTAATTAGCTCGCTACCGTCTGACTCGTTGCCAAAGATCAAGTAGAACCAAATACCCTCAGCAACTAGCTCGTCTTCGCCCGATGCTGCTAGCTCAGCCAGTATCGCTTCGATGTCTGTGCTGTCTTCTATCTCAGCCTCTTCGCCGCCATTCCAGACGCTAATAGCGTGTCCGCGATTAACAAGCTCTGTGACTAGCTTACGTGCTACCAGTGCCTCGCCGTGTGTTGCGTATTTTTCTAAGCTCATGGTGTTGCTCCTTAGTAGTCAAAGTCTATGTAGACAATTGTAGTGCCTTTTAGGTATACAGCGCGGCTGATGTCAAGCCAGTCGTTCAGTGCGTAGCGCTTATCGCTGCGGTCATAGTCGCCGCGTGTAAACACTGTTTGAGCGTCTGGCTTGCGTTTAACGAACTCGCCGCGGGGTACGTCTTTCAACATAATTGATTGCATAATTTATTACCTCTATAAGTGAATGTAGAGTTCATTGGAGCACGCGCCACAATGTCTAGTCAAACTATTTATCAACTAATTTACCTATTGTATTACTTCCTTATATAGACGTTCCTTTGCAGCTCTAATTGTGGCCTTTGATCGATTTTCTCGCTGACGCCACGATCGCACCCTACTCAACCCACTTGTTTAGCCTATGTCTAGCGTTGCTTAGACAGCCTCTATGGAGCTGCTAGGACTATCTGTACAGTTGGCACAGACCTTGCTTGTCACTTGTTAGCCTATGCAACTAACATGCCAACTCAACTTTCGTGTGTATAGGGACTATATCGCTATGCAACTATCGTGCCACTGTCTGGTTTGCCTTGGTTGCCTGTATAGGCTGCAACACAGACACACACACTTGTCAAGTCTACAGAGCCTATGCAACATCTATGCCAACTCTGCAGCCTCTATAGATACTAAAGTAATAGCTTTACTATGTAGCTATGCAACTATCGTGCCAACTCTGCAGGCTCTGTAGCTATGCAACTATCGTGCCAACTATGTCAATGCACCAACAAAGGGCGGGGTAGCAATTTAGGGCGGGGGTGCTGTGGTGGCTGTGGAGAATTATAGTGGTAGGCTACCAAGCACAAAATAGTGCAATTTAGCAACTTAAATTTAACAAAAAAGGTCAATTTAGCAACATAGTCTATGCAATGCTAAGTAGTTGTATTAATTGAGGAAACAATTGCGTCTGCGGAGACTCTTTATTCGCCATAAATCCGCACAGTGTCACCATAGGCAACGTTACTAACAACAGCCTATATAGCCTAACAAGAAATAGTTGAGAAAAGACTTGACTTTTGAGCTAAAATGTGGTATAAATGCTACCCAGTTCATAGCATCTATAGAGAAACTATAATGCCCACGTCCGTAGGACGTTATCAGGGACTCTATACGCTCTCTAATTTGTTCCTAAAGAGGATAAAACAATGATTACAACAATAGCTTTTGTTATAGCATTTGTTATTATCTCTTATTGTTGTTATTTAGTCGAAAGCACCTTTAGCGACTTACAACACGTGTTAAGCGTTATAGAGGTTGATAACAGTAATGAGCAATAACGACTCTATAGACTCTGAAGTCTCTAAAGACGACGTTAAGCCTAAGAAGCGGCGTGGTCGACCCCCTAAAGCCCTTGTTGAACAAAAAAAGAAGGGCAATAGAGGTCAAGTAGGGCGTCCTAAAGGTGACGCTTCAGCGATTGAAGAGTACAAAGCTAGGATGCTTGCTAGCCCTAAGAGTAGGGAGGTCATGGATAGCATATTCAATGCTGCGTTAAACGATGACCACAAGAATCAGTCAGCAGCGTGGAAGTTGATTGTTGATAGAATAATGCCTCTGTCGTACTTTGAGAAGGATAAGCTCAGTAATGGCAGAGCAGCCGTTAGCATCACGATTAACGGCATAGATTCAAATGAGCCAATAACGATTGGTGAGACACTCGAGGGAGACACAGACGATGACGTTTAAGTATTTTACGTTAGACGAGTTTGCTTGTAAGCATACTGGCGAGAACAAAATAGTTCCTGCGTTTGTGCGTAAGCTAGATAAGCTAAGAGCAGCCTGTGGCTTCCCATTTGTTATCACCAGTGGCTATCGTGACCCGTCACACCCTGCAGAGGCTCGTAAGTCCAAGGGTGGGATACATACGCAAGGAATGGCTGCTGACATTGCCGTCAGTAACGGCATAGAGCGTGCTACGATCATTCGTAACGCCATTGACTTAGGCTTTAACGGCATTGGTGTTGCTAAAGGCTTTGTACACGTTGATACAAGAGACTTGCCACAAGTTGTGTGGACATACTAAATGTCTGCAACGCAAGACCTACAGATCAACCTGCTTCCTTGGCAGCAAGAAGTGTGGACAGACGAGTCACGTTTCAAAGTGGTGGCTGCAGGGCGTCGTACAGGTAAGACAAGGCTAGCGGCGTCATTGCTGCTTGTGAAGGCTTTATCGTCTAAGAACGGTAAAGTCTTTTACGTTGCGCCTACGCAAGGTCAGGCAAGGGATGTTATATGGGATATGCTGTTAGAGATGGGGCAGGGCGTTATAGCCAACAGCCACGTCAACAATCTAACACTGAAGCTGATTAACGGCTCTAGCATATCGCTGAAGGGAAGTGACAGACCAGAGACTATGCGTGGTGTCAGCTTACGCTATGTAGTCTTGGATGAGTTTGCAGACTTTAAGCCTGAGGTGTGGGAGTTGATCCTACGTCCTGCGTTGTCAGACTTAAAAGGTGAGGCGTTGTTCATTGGTACGCCGATGGGACGTAACCACTTCTACGACCTGTACACTGAAGCATCGTTAGGCAAGTTAGAGGACTATAATGCGTGGCACTTCACAAGCTACGACAACCCTCTAATTGACCCTACAGAGATAGACAGCGCTAAACGTACGTTGTCGTCTTATGCGTTCAGACAAGAGTTTATGGCGTCCTTTGAGGCGCGTGGCTCTGAGATGTTCAAGGAAGAGTGGGTTCAGTTTGACGAAGATGAGCCTGACATTGGTGACTACTACATCGCCTGTGACTTGGCAGGCTTTGAAGAGTTGGGCAAGAAGAGCAACAAAAGACTCGATAACAGCTCTATAGCCATTGTTAAAGTCAGCGAACACGGGTGGTGGGTTAAAGAGATAATCATTGGTCGTTGGACGCTAGACGAGACTGCAGCACGCATCTTTGACGCCGTCACAGAGCATTATCCCATTGCTGTAGGCATTGAGAAGGGCATTAGCAGACAAGCTGTTATGTCGCCTCTGACAGACCTGATGAAGCGCTTTAACAAGTATTTTAGAGTAGAAGAGCTAACACACGGCAACAGAAAGAAGACCGATAGAATCATGTGGGCGCTGCAGGGCAGGTTTGAGAATGGCTACATTACGTTAAACAAGGGCGACTGGAATGTCCAATTCATGGACGAGTTGTTTCAGTTTCCCAACCATTTAGTGCATGACGACACAGTTGACTCACTGGCCTACATAGACCAGTTAGCTAATGTAGCTTACGATTGGGGCTACATTGAAGAAGACTACGAAGAATCCTTAGACAACTACGCAGGATATTAGCATGGAAGATTACAACGAAGACAGCGTCAGGTTTATTGAAGAAGACCTAGAAAACTGGGTTATCAACAAAGTTGACAACTGGCGTGAGTTCTTTGAAACCAACTACGACGAGAAGTTTGATGAATATTATCGTATGTGGCGTGGCATCTGGTCTGACGACGACAAGACTCGTGAGAGCGAGAGAAGCAAGATTGTCTCCCCTGCCCTACTCCAAGCTGTAGAGTCCTCTGTAGCTGACGTTGAAGAGGCTACGTTTGGGCGTGGTAAGTTCTTTGACATCCAAGACGACATGGGCGACACAGACCGCTCTGACGTGCGTTTCCTACGTGAGGCGCTGTCACAAGAGTTTACTAAGAACAAGATTAGGAAGGCTGTAGGTGAGTGTCTCATCAACGCTGCTGTGTACGGCACAGGCATTGGCGAGATAGTGCTTGA